GCTTAATTATTTCTACTTCTGCACCAAAAAGAACTTTGAATAGGATATTAAACGATTGGTCGGTTCCTTTTGATGTATAGAAATCTTTTGCTTTTGATAAAATATTTTGAATAGAAACTCCAGAAGTAAAATTCCTTTCTTCGAAACCAGGTAAAAATTGATATTTGAATTTTTTAAAAAATTCAAAAAAGAATGTGAAATTTAAATTATTTACAATAGAACCTTCAATGTGATCTTCTTCGGATGTGGAAGAAAATGTCAAAAATTCTGGATCATTATTATTGGTGAAACTTTCAATTCCACTAAATCCACGAACACAACCAATAAAGGAAGTTTTAGTTTTTGAGGTATATGTAATAATTTCATTATCAATTTTTAATAATCCATAATTATCTGGAAATCCAATTGTATGAGAAACATTAATAGTATCATCGAATGGTAAAATAGATGATACTAACTGAGATTTAAGACCAATATCAATTAGAGTTTCGTTATTTAAATTATCAATACTTTTATATTTTGGTAAGTTATTTGATAAATCAACAATACCAGTTTGGTGTTCTTGTGAAATATAATATTGATTCAGAAACTCTTTAAATAGAGGAGAATCTTCATTAAGAAACTCTGGAATTTGAGAATCTAGGATGTGATTGATTTTAACTCTTTTAATTTCAGACATTTATCTAATATATGGTCCGTTTAAGTAACTTGATGTTGAAGTATATAGAGTAGCTGAAGTATTTTCTCCAGATTCAATTGTATCTTCTATAGTATTTACCACACTATTTGAGATGTCTATTTGAAGATACAAATCCTTTAGTGCAATTACATCATTTGATTCTGGAACTGCTTCAATTTGAATAACTCCAGATTGAAGGGAAGTGGATGTAATATTAATTACTGATAGTATAATTTCTCCCAGAGAGTAGTCAATAGTACCTGCATCATTTTTTACTACAACTGGAAGATTATCTACAAGTTTGAATAGTATTAATTTACCATTTGTTTTTGTACTTGGAATGTCAGTAACATATACAGTTTCTGTAAATTCACTTGTAATAAATCCAGAAGATTTGATGCTATAGTTATTTGTTTTTTGGTGAAATTTATTACCAAAACACAATTCATATGTTGCAAATGTATTAAATAATGGCTGCAAATCTCTTCTTATTTTAATCTTTGTAATATTTGATGTAATTGCTTTATTTGTATTATCAATTAAAGTATTTATTTTACTATACTTAAATCTCCCACCAAAACTATTCACATCTGTGGATTTTGAGTATGAATTTAATGAATTTGTAACTGAATTTTTAAGTAAAATTGGATCGGAAGTAAATGATTTATTATAATATATTGTGGTATCCAATTCAACATAAAGATATTTCAAATCTATAATTTCTGGTTTAATACCAGCAATACTATATTGTTTTAATTTTTTCTTAATGTCGTTCTTCGTAATTTGTGATAAAAAATTACCATTTCTTGGTTTTATTGATATAAAAACTTTTCCATATTCTGGTGGATTTAATTCATCTCCACCGTATGCAGTTACAGAATCGACATTGGGATATAGGTATGGAATCAAAGCTCTATAATCATTTGCTGTGACTGCCCTATATTGAGAAGCATAGACCCTCGGTGCAAGATATTTGATAGAATCTATTGATTCTATATCATCACCATTTCGGGAGGATATTATGGTAGTTATGGGAGAAATGTCAGATGTAATGCTAGTTCCATTATTATCAACTAAAGTTCCAGAGAAAGTAAAATTGGATGCTCCATTTGCATCCTTTCCATTTGTTACAATATAAGAAACTTTTATTGTACTTTGATTTTTTGGTTTCTTTCCAAGCAAATCATCTCCAAAAATAATTTGATATTTTTCATCATCAATTTCTTGAATTAAAAATACTTTAGAATTTTTATCAATATTTAAAATATTCTCATAAAGTGAATATTTTTCATTTGCAGTATTAGTTACATTTACATTAATTGTAGTCGTATCAATATTTGAATTATCTATAATATACTTTTGATTTACTAGAGCATTATCAACTGTAAAAGTTTTAGTAAGATATGATCCTTCATATATTGATATATTTTCAAAATTTGCAACTCTAAAATCATCAACAGATACAGTAATATCTGATGGGATGGAAAATATATAGTTTCCAGATTCAATTGCACCTAAAGATACAATTACTGCTTTGAGGGTTATTGTTCTAGAGTTTATATTATTAGTATTTACTGTGAATGATATTTTTGATTGTGATGCTCTCTTGGATCTAGGAACATATCCAATATTTCTTGCAAGAGAAACTACATTTTCTCTTAATGTTGCAGAATCAATAAATGATTCATTTGCTTGCATATTAGTATTATATGCGGTAATATAACTATTATAAGCAAGAACATCAATCAATACTGAAAAATTAGATCCTTCAAAATCAAAGTCAGTAAAATTAGTATTAGATCTCAGGTAATCTTTAATCTGAGATCTAATATCGGCAAAATCTAAATTTGTAAATTGATTAAATGACATTATATTCTAGTTGGTTGTAGGATAAATTCTATATTTTGTTTTGGAAATGGTTGCCCTATAATGTCATAGGATATACGAATATTTAAATCATTACTATCTGGATCTGATTCTGTAGTAATATCCTTTACTTTAATTCTAATCTCAAAATTATTTAATAAATTTGAGATTTCTTCTTCTAAGAATGGTGTAATGTCGGAGTTTTGGATTTCAAAGAGAGATTTATCAACAGAAGTTCCTAATAAATTATTAAAAAATCTCTCACCAAGACGAGTTCTTACCAAATTAATCACGGATCTTTTAATTGCATCCTCATTTTTGAGAATTACAATATCATTTGTAACTGGATGTCTCGAAAAGGATAAACTAATGTCTTTAAAACTACGAGAGATTGTTACTGCCATTCAACTTTTGTACTTTTATATATCTATAATACTTTTTTCCAAGATTTTCCATAATTTGGTTCAGTTCCATATTCCCAATCATCATAATCAATATCGTTACGAATTATTTCATGAAGATCAGATTGTTTCTTTAAATCATGCTTTGGTGCTTGGTCATTCAAAAATTCCTGAATAACTCTTTTTGTTGATTCTGGTTTATAATCAGTAACAAGATGAGTGGTCCCCCACATATCATGCATATACTCTTTGTCCCTATCTACTTTTAAATTTGACATTGTTAGCTCCTGTTTTAGTATTAAAACAGAACTTTTATTACGGAGGTTGCTATCTCCAATTGTATTTAACGATTTAATGTTTTAATCTTATAATTATAAGAATTTAAGTATTTGAGTAATTCTATAGCAATCAATTTTGGATTCCCATCTCCACAAGTATAGATATCAATTGCAATACATCCTCTTTCTGGCCAAGTATGTGCCGAAAAATGACTTTCCGCTAATGCAATTACGATTGTGAGACCTTGTGGTTCAAATTTATGAGTAAAGATATTTAAAATAGTCATATTAGCACGAGAAATGCCTCTTTTGATTATTTCCAAAAGAGGCATTTCGTTATTTAAAATATTATATTCCACATTATATACCTCCAATAAGAGGTGTGTGCCCATAGAGAACTGTTCCAATATTTAAATTAAAAATTTATTTATTAAACATTAACGTCCTTGTCCTCTATATTTCTTCTTAGCACCATTTCTACTTGTCTTTGAGAATTTTGTATTCTTTCCTGATCCTTGAATAGTATTCTTTGGTCTACCATCAAGATTTGCATCTTTTTTGTTTATTGCCATTGTTTTAATTGCTCTCCTTCATAATTCAATTAACGGATTTTAGCGCGATTTTTATAAGATTATAATAATTATAAAAATACCTCCATAAGACTTTCAATAATCTTATAGAGGTATTATAGTTTAATCATTCGAAAAGGTCAAGAATTATCTGAGAAGTATAACTCAGAGTACTCTAGTCTTTTCATGTCCTACACGAATCTGTGGATCACACCAAATCTCATAACCTGCTTCTTTTGCATCTAGACAGAATGAGACATCCTCGCCACACATATCTTGAACCTCACCAGATTCAAATACTTGCATCTTAGGTGCAAACCAAGGATATTCGAGATTCTCAAATACTCCATTCTTAATCAATACCCATCCAAATCCAGTATAATCTACTGTG